TACATCCTTACAGATGGAGAGGTAGAAAGGGCATTGGGCTTTTACGTTCAAAATCCAAATTCGCTGTCTCAGGCAAACTTCGCCTCTGGCCACGCCGTAACCTCTAGCGGTATTAATCTTTACGTTGTAGAAGCATCAGAAGGCATTGACATTAACAATGAAACCTCTCTTTCTGGCAAGGCTGTTCTCGGTATCGGAAACTGTTTCCTAAACAACTACTCTCTTGAAGCTGCCGTTGGCTCTTTCCCAACCGTAAGTGTGTCATTTGATGCAGCGAATATTAATGGTGATCTTTACTATCATCAAGGAGCCGTCACTGGAACAAATTCACCAGCCGTTGACCTTGTGAATGGCCAAGCGCTTGCTCAAAATACTGGCGTTCGACTTCCGCTGCCAACAACTGGTACTGGCCCAATCGCTCTTCGACCAGGGGATATTTCCATCACATGGGGGAATCTTACGGGAACTGCTTCTGGTCTTGCATCTCCAATGCATAACCTAAATGGAACAGACGGTATTCGTGTCCAAAATCTATCGCTCTCACTTCCGCTCTCTCGTACGCCGATTGAACAACTTGGCTCCAGATTCCCATTTGCTCGTCCAGTGGATTTCCCTGTAACAGCAACCCTTTCTGTTTCGGCCATTGCAAATGAGCAGGTTAAGCGTAACCTCGCGGCCTATCTTGACGACACCTCTACAAATGATATTACTATCAATATTAATCAACCAAATGGCGCTGCCGCTATGATTTACACCCTTAAAGGATGTCAGTTTGATAGCGAAAGTTCTTCGGTTGATATTGGTTCTAATCGAACCGTTGACCTGACGTTTTCTGCGCAGCTTGGCGCTCCGAATACTACGAATAAGGGGGTCTTCGTTTCTGGGTCGTCTAGCAACGCGGTATTCTCTTAACGGATACTATTCAATACTCTTGATAAGCGCATGGAGATTTTCCATGCGCTTTTTCATGCAATCCAAAATTTTTTGAGGAGGGTTTGACCCCCATTTATCACGAAACATTTTAAATTTTGAAATAAGCAATTCATCGCTTTCGTCTAATTTGCCAACATTACATTGAGGACAGCAAGGGCGAACATTGCCCTCCTCATAAAATCCAAGTGGATCAATCTTATCTAATCCATTATATTTGACATGCGTGACTCTAATGACGCTATGAAAATCACTGTTATCCCATTCTTTCTGTCTAAAAGACTTAGTATTTGACGGTAATTCTCCACAGTAAAAGCATGGCGCAGAACAAAGTTTTTTAAATTTATCGAATGATAAGTTCTCTCTGCTAAACCCCCGAACTTTATTTGTGGAAACGACATTATCCCTATACAGTCTTATCCATAAAAATTCTTCTAGCGCAAGATTTTTTTCACAACCGCAAGAAGTAACTGCTCCGCGAGAAAAATAAAAAATAGGAACAACGGTTGATTGACCGCAATCGCAGGAACAATTTAATAATTGGCCGCTATTACCATTCCCACAATAAGAGGTTGAAACTAGCTTTCCAACCCTAACATTCAATATGTTTTCTTTTCTCATAATTATGGAAACCGTTGATATTTCTTTCAATGAATTTGATTAGACTATCTTGAAATTTTAACCTATTACATGTGGCGCAACATGGAACGACGTTATCAATCACATATGGCTTGAAACTGTCAATTCTATCTAAACCATGATAAAACAAAACAAAATCAGTTATTTTCTTTCCCTGTTTTCGTCACTTCTTTCTTCTATTGCTGTTAGCATTCCAAATTTTTGACCGCGCAAATCATGCTTACGAACTTTTCTTAAATTTGAACATCCACAATGGGTTTTCTTTTTACCCTTTAACCCCTCCGAATTAACTTCAATTACGTTTCCGCAGTCACACCGACACTTATACCAAATGTTTTTTCTTTTGATGTTACCACGGATAAACCTCTCTATTGCAACTAGTTTTCCATAGCGGCGGCCAGTTTTGTCTATTTTGGGGCCGATTTTTAATTTCAAATGCTTGACACTTCTCTCCATAAGTGTAATATTCTACGTCCAGAAATATAAAAACTTTCAATTAAAGGCCGCATTAGCCTAAAAACTAGCGGCTAAACCCTCAAATAAGAAACCCGCCAAATCTGGCGGGTTTTCTTTTGGCTGTTTTTAACTTCGGGGAGGATCAATAAGCCAAGGATATGCGCCACTTAAAGGCGCTTCCCAGCCAGCGACTTGCAACGGAGCGGCTTTATACATGAGATACTTGTTAGAGAGAGCGTCAATTTCTTCGGCCAAATCTTTCGCGGCACTTTGGAAACTGAGAGCTACCTCCCGCTTATTAACAAACGAAATTCTGTTGTCGCCGTCGCTTACAGAAAGAATGTTGTCTCCATTAGTAGAAGAGTTAATAACGCCTCGTAGAGCATTTCGGGCCGCTCGTTTGTTGTAAGCGGCCAAATATTGTTTGCCGAAAATGTCAGCGGCAGCGTCATTAATGCTCGGGTCTTCGCCCGTAAAATTCTCATGCAGCAAAACATTCAACCCGCCAATGTTGGCCGAAAGCCAGCCAGAAATTTGTGTAACCGTGGCAATGCCAGTGTTACCGTCAAACTCGTAGTCGAAAATGCCAGTGGCAATGGTGGAATAGATGTTGGGCATCCAGTAGGTTACACCTTAAACCTCTTCTGTTTTAAAAGTGTGTTTCCAAATATTACCACTTTTTGAGCGAACGTGAAATGTTGAATATTCGCCATCTTGTTCCAGTGGGGAGCAAACAACACAATCTTCTCCAGTTTCGGGGTCGGTTAAAAATAGCTTAATTAACTGATTGATTTGGTCGTTCATACTTTTGACCGTTAAAATTTCATCCCCAAGGCTTCCATTGCCTTTCGGTCTTCTGGATTGGCTGGATTGAGAGGTTTGCGCACAAATGGTTTGGGCATTTTATTCATGGCTCCAGCGGCGGCATTGCGCGAAAAGAATGATTCTTCCAGTTGTTTTTTAAGAATCGGCGGGGTTTCGAATTTGTTAAGTTGTAGTTTTTCGGCCAAATCTTGCATGCTTGGGTAAGTCATGTCGTTCAATTTAGCCTTGAAAGTGTCGAAATCTGTGGTGCCGAAGATGTTGGTTTGATTGATGTTAAGAGCGCGTTCAAGTTTTTCGCGTTCAACACCGTGGTTTTCTCGTTCGGGGGGAAGTTGTCCAGTGGTAGTTTCTAGATTTTCAAGCGGCACGGAAACTTTTTCTGTATTATCAGCAGTAGGCAAAGGATCGAATTGTCCGTTTGCAACTTCTAGAGTTGGTAGATTGAGTTTCATAATAACCTTGGTTAGTTCGTTAATAGCCTTGGTTTGTTTTTGGAGGGCGGATAGGATTGGGTCTTTGGCCATATCTATATATTAACGGCAAGAAACAAGAAACCCCGCCTTTTTATGGGCGGGGCTTCCAACACAACACACAACCAACAGATTAGAGAATCAAACCAACCAAGCCGCGAACGTCAAGGACTAGACGACCTTCTTCCATGCCGCCATAGTAGCCAATCTTTTCTTGAGCGCGGTTAAGAACGCCGAACTGATTGTCAGCTTGAAGGTCAAGCGTAGAACCAGTTTCAGAGTCGGTCGCAATTAGGCGAAGCAAGCATTCTTTGGAGCGGTCAATACCGAGCATAAGCTGGTCGCCAGAATCAGAGAAGGCACTTGCGCTGCCACCTGCGAAAGTATCGTAAGTGGTAGAACCAGCCGCAACGTCGAACACGGTATTGAATCGGCGAGATTCGCCGAACTCGTTATATTCGTGCATTGTAATGCCCATAAATTCGCTGATACCAGCGCTTTCAAACAGGCTTTGACGAATGCTTTCTGGAGCAGGAACGCTATCTTTAACGGCGGAAGTTTGAGGGGCAGCCTTTGTGTTAATAGCGTTGTAAGCCATACCACGAAGTTCTTCCGCAGCTTCGGGACTCATGAGAAGGTCAGTGATTTTGCCTTGAGCGCCAACAGGAGTGCCTTTGATCCAAGAGGTGTTGATGCGTTTCATGCGAAGACGAATGTTGGCCAAATCTTGGGGAAGGAAACGGTCGGTTACGCCGACACGGAAAACGTGCTGTAGGCCATTCGTTTGAGCATTGGCAAGAGCGTTCATGAGGGGGCCAGCGGCGAAATTGTCTTGAAGGAAGAGAATTTCTTGACCAAGACGGCTCATAGCTTTAGCAACCACACCAAGACGGCTTTGGGCCGCATGCTTGCGAAGGAAACTCACGGCTGTTTCCAGCTTGTAAGTGTCCACATGCATTTCTTGAGAAGGGGGCTTGATTTCATTGGTGCCAAGACCACCATCGGCGTGCTGACTCCACACAGAGAAGTAACCAACGTCATTCACATCACTGAACAGGTCAAGCGGAATAGTAGGGTTGGTGTCCTTGGCAAAAGTCATTGGCGTATAGAAGTTGCCAATGGTAGGAGCCTGCATGATCGCTTCGGCGAGAGGCTTGCCCATGTATTCGGCAAAGCTGGTTTGAGCTTGCACGCGAACGAGAGGATCGCGAGAAGCCATCGCTTGGATTAGCTGGATTTGTTCGGGGGTTTCTTTAAGAGTAATTTTCATTGTGAAATGGGTCTTTCTAGAGTTTTAGAAATTATTTGCAGTCGAATTTGACGATGGCGTGGAAGCCGCTCCAACCGTCAGCATAAGTGCCGCGATTGCTGGTGCCACGAGAGCCAGTGCCTAGAACAACACCGAAACGTTGGTTGTCAGAGAAGGTGCAACCAGTAACTTTGCCACTTGTGGTAGAAGGCTTAATGCCTTGGCCAACAGTAAGAGTGCCGTCGATTGCAAGAACAGAGAGGTCTAGTTCGCCCTTGGTGAGAATTGGAACGTCTTGGCCCTTGATTGCAACATTACATTCAATAGCTTTCTGCTTGTAACGAGAGAAGTATTCGCCGTTTTCGTCGTAAAGAGCGGTTTCCATCTTGGTAAAGCCAAGGGGAATATCGCCCGAAACGGCAGGCTTGATTTTGCGAGTGAGACTTGGGCGCTGATTCCAGCCAACTCCATTGTAGGAGGTTTTGCCAAGATAGCTGTCAGCAGAGAAACTCACAGGATCAAGGTCAAGGTTGGCAGCGGAGACGGTTACAAGAACGCCTTCATCACCGAAACCAGTGACAGAGGGGTTGTTGTTGATGAAAGAATCATCAAGAGCGTATCCAACGATAATATCGTAAGGATTTTCTTTTTGGTAGGGGAGGAGGCGTTTGGCCATATTAGTTTAGGGGTAGATTAGTTAAAGGAAATTTTGACGTTTTCGGCGGAAAATGCTTTGGCGAAAAGTTCTTTGAGGTTTTCGGCGGTCTGGCCACCGTTGTTATTGGGAAGATTAGTTTCGGAAGCTTTTGCTTCTTCTAGGGCTTTTTCGGCCAATTCTTTGTCGGAGAGCTTTTTGGTGGAAGCTTTGGAAATTTCGGCGAGCTTTTCGGCAACAGCTTTGTCAACAGCAGCTTTGGCTTCTTCGGCCATCTTTTCTTTGGCTTTCTTGTTCTTGTTTTTCATCAGCTTGGCCATTTTGTCTTTATAAGCGGCGTAAGCGTCTTCGGAGGTGATTTCTTTGAGGTCGCTGGCGAGAATCTGGCGGTCATCAGCATCGAGTTCAAATTCATCGTCAAATTCGGCCATGCGAGCGGAATAAAGGTCGGCAGCTTCTTTGGCAGAAGCGGCGGCTTCAATTTTAGCGAGCTTGTCTTTTGTTTCGGCGAGTTGAGCGGCGAGAGCTTCTTGGGAAGCTTTGAAATCGGCGGCTTCTTTTTCGGCCTTTTCTTTGGCATTTTTTAGTTCAGCAGCTTGGGCAACCCAAGTTTCAGACGCCTTGCGAATATGGTCTGATAGGAAGGATTCTAGTTCCTTCGAGGTGTTTTCTTTAAGGATGTGAGCCTTGATTTCTTCGAGAGTTTGTTCAAATTTTTCCATATTTTGAGGAGTCTTGATGGGGGTTACACTTTGTTTTTGGTTTTTGTCGAAAAAATTATTAAAAAAAGATGCGCGGGAATTTTCAGCAGTCATTTCGGCTTCTTTTTTTCTAGTGAGAATGCCTTTGACATTGGCGGCTGGGCGGGAAGTAATTGCACAGCCGATAGCCAAACACTCTTCCCCAATGAGGCGAAAGATTGGGGCATTGTTGTATGTTCCGTCTCCACCGTAAGCGCGAAGATATTGTTTTAATTCGGTCACATGCTTTGGGTTGTCGATAATCTGGCACTCTTTTAGGTTCGGGCTACCCATTGCAATCCTATAATTGGCCATTCCAACCTCCCAGGACGCACTTAGGGAGTTATATTTTGGCGAATCTTCGTTGGCTGATTCTTCGATTTGTTTTGCGTAGTCACCGTCAACAACTCTATAAACTACCGCCCCAAGAGCAATATTGAATGGGTCTTTTGTCTCTTGAATGTCCATTGGGTAGAGCAAGTTAGACTCCCCGTAGGATGAAAATTGAGCGTTAATAATGTGGCCAATAATTTTATCCCGCTTGTGCTCACGGTTTAAATGCTTGTTCCGAAAGCTGTCATACATCTTGATGGCCGTGGCCGTATCCATCACATCGCCATTCTTATTGGCTGAATTAACCACCGCCGCGTTAAAAGAAATTCCTAGAAGGTCAACATTCTTGTCCAGATTAACTTGCCACTCTGGAAGAAGGTTTTTGAGGTTATCTAGACTAGCCTTAGCTTCTGAGAACTGCTTGTCTGTCAGGCTTGACGCATAAGAGATGGGAATATCGTCAAAGCGGCTAACGTGGGGATATTGTTCCAAATTGAGCATGTATAGAAATTATTACACGCCAAAATAAAAAATTTCTGATTTTCCGCCAATTTCAGTGTAATATAGTTCACAAAGGTCAATCTCTGCGGGGAGAACGATCTCCCCAAAAACCTTGGCAGAGACCACTACACCCCGCAAAGTAGTGGTCTTTTGCTTTTCCTAATCGTAAGTTTAGCCTCAAACACGATTCTATATCCAAAAGAGGAAACTCTAGAGGAAGCGGTTGTTGCTAGAAGTGAGACACCTAAGTTCCGTCGCGATACAAAACGGGAGACTCGTTGGGGGTTTATAACCAGAGCGAGAATAAACTAAATCTGGTCAGCACTCTCCTAATTCCTTCGTTCTTTATGAGGGGTGGGGGAGCATTGTCCGAGAAGTTTCCCCAATTTTGTTACTTGGTTTCTTCTTTGCGCGGCGAAATACTTCTTGACAGTTTAGCCTGCGTGCGGTATGTTTGTTCGTGAACATCGCCCTAATCCCCCACATTCCTCATAGGCCACACATTCCGTATATTCCCCACTCGCATTCGAGCCGAGAGAGTCGGCCAGACGAGTTTGCAACCCCAATACCCCTATGGTTTGTCATTGGAGCGCCACTTTTTGGTGTTTTAATTATTGCCTATCTTGTAAGATTGGCCGACCAATTCTCTAACCAACGCAATCAATCTTCTTGACAGCGGCCCAATCTCTATTATATTTCCCCCGCCGAAATGAATCTTCTCTCAAAGCTAAAATCCTTCTTCAAGCCTAAGCTGCCATCTACAATAGAAGAGTGTCACAACTTCCTGCTAGAACGGCTGACAAACAAAGACCTAGAATCCATCAAAAACTGCCACAAATCATCCCTCTGCCAATACCACCACACAATGGGCCGCTGGATGAGAAACCATTGGAACTTATGGTCGGGCGGAAAGCTAAAACAACACATGGAATCTCTTGGATTCTCTCATCCTGACGACATGAGCACAGTTATCCTAGAATCTTTCTGGAGCAGCCTAAACGGCCAACCATATGACTTAAAACAAGCCGCCGAATCTTATAAAGAATACTGGAGAACGGCCCAAAATAATTGCAAAACATTCCAAATAACAACAAATGACTAAAAAATACACCCTAACCACCCAACCCGCCAATTTTGGCGTGGCATTTCGCTCAACAGAAATTATAACTGCCGATTCCTGCTTGTCCGCGCTGATTGAAAAATCCGCCGAACTAAAGAAAAACAACCAAAACAAATTCACCCTAGAAGTCCACAAAGACGGCCAAAGGTTGGCTGTTTGGGTTCGATAGTTATGGACTTAAACGAAATCTTCCAAAAAATCGTAAAATTTGGAGGGCAAACGTCCAAACAAACGCCTAAAACTGATTTGGCCCTATCTTTTAGCTGTTATTGCGAACTACTTGGAATATCAAATCCAACAGAAAATGACAAAAACAAATGGCTGGAAACAGCCTCTATAGATAGACTAATCTAACCATGTTCGCCGAAAAATTCACCAATGACAAATATCTTTTTGAAGTTAAAAATGAAGGCGACAACAACGCTTTCTTCTCTAAAATCGCCGAATTACAGCGCAAGGCTAAACAAGCTCGCGAATCTCTTACAAAGGAAGAAACGCTATCAGAACAGCAGCCTTTGCCCGTATTGCAAGAATAGTGACACCCAAGAATTGCGCCCACTTGGCGGATATTTGAAAGGCGCTATGGGAGAGCGTTGCAGAATGGTTGATTCCTTAACTGCTTCTAGTTTTTCTAGAATCTATAAACACCATGAATTCGAGGCTCATTCTTGCTTCGCATGCGGCGGATTCTGGCATAACAGAAAGTATTGGCCGAACATTTTGTTTGACAGTTTGGACTTTTTGGATTATTATTTTGGCCGAAAATGAGATTCTTTCTTTTATCAATCCTCCTAGTTAGCTGCGAGCCATCAAATTCCAATGAATGGAAATTCAAGGCTGGCGACATTGTTTCCAATAAGCTAACGGGCGAAAAGATGATAGTCGTTGGTCGAACAAATCGGCCATTCTTTTACAGCGAATGCTATGACGTAAGAAATTCAAAGGGCGAAATCCTTGAAAGATTTCCAGAAGAAATAGAAAAATAATATGATTGACCCAGAAAAACACTACCAAGGAACAATCGAAAACCTAAAACGCGCCCTTCAACAAATTGCATCAGGTGTAAAAACGCCCAAAAAACGTGGCGGTTGCGCATGGATCGGACTCTCCGCCAATGAAATGCAAGAAATCGCCGCGAAAGCTTTGGAGGAAAACAAAAACTAAAATGACAACAAAACTACCCGCCCCACTAGCCCTAAAGAAATATATCGTCCAACAAGCCAACGACACGGCTTACCGTGGATTTAATTATAGCGGCCCGCTAGAAACAGAGCAGCAAATCGAAGATGCTTACGAACACACAATCGACAAAGACCTTTTTGGTATCAAAAACGAGGTAAGGCATGAAGGGTTTGAAACCGACCTACCTGCACCAATTTCTAGACACTACGAATGCGAGGTTCGGGCGCTAAAAACAGACGATGGCTGGATTGGTTATAATTTTTGGCATGGAGGCGGAAAGCACGGATCGCCAGAATGCATTGACTGGATTGGGGAATCCTACTATTTAACCCGTGAAGAAAAAGAAGTCTTGACAATTCAAAGAACATGGGCCAAAGTTGTTGACTAGTATGAAACTATATAAAACACTCTCCATCAAAAAAGAAATCTCCATTACTCATAGCGAAAAAGGGGTAAAATACAAACGCCCAAGAAAAAGAGTGGAATGGGTGGACAAAGATGTTCTTGCAGAAAACCCCCGTTCTATTATTGCGGGTAGTTTAACACGCGGCCATTTAGAACAGCAAATAGAAAGAATAGCCGAATACTTGGCGGCTTTGACAGTTGGAGATAAAGAGGCAATGGCTAGACTTTTGGATACCGATTATGATTATTCTGAAAGTGTTAGAGGTTATAAATTTGAAGACTAAGATGAAAGAACTAATCCAAATCCTAGAAATCGCCGCAAATCGACACGGCCCGAAACACCAACTAACAATCGGCCATTTGCTGAACATTGTTAAATTGGCCGAAAAGACCAAAAATAAAAACAAACACCGCCAATCTCTCCTAGAAGAGGAGCAACATCAAGAAATAATCAGTCAGATTAACTACTTGGGGCAAGATTAGTATGGAATACCGAATCGCAGAAAAAGACGGACTTTTTTATCCAGAACAAATGTGGCCTGATAATATTTGGAGAGGCATATCAAATGATGAGCTAATGCGCAACACTTTCAGAATGAGCGAAAAAGCCGCCCAATTCAAATCCCTAGAAGAGGCCCGCGCTTTTCTAGATAAAAAAACCGCAAATGATGAAATTAAATTTCATAACTACCCATGAAATACTCAATCCAAGAAACAGGCGAAAAAGTCGCCCCCTATAAACTATTTAGATATGATGAATACGTTGGCGTCCCAAATAACGCTGAGTTAGAATTCTGGATGGAACTTTTGGCCGCAAAAGGAAAGATTCAAGAACTAGAATCAACTCTGTCAAAACTTGACAAAAAAAATGCTAAAATGCTCGATAGAATTCAACGGCTCGGATAACTCAAAGCATTAAAGCTGCTTCGTAGCTCTCGATTCCATGTTCCGCCGCAAGTTGAAGAACTTCGGGCCGAACACTGAGTCCGCCAATTTTGTTATGGTCTGCCACACATTCAGCGGCCAATTGTTGCCAATCTTCTTTAACAGACGCGCAGACAACGCTTTGCATTAAAGATTCAGCGGCTTGGTTTTGGAAATCGTTCAAGGTTTCTAGTCCGTGTTTTTCACGAATCTTCGCCTTGATAAAGGATAGTAAATTTTCTGTCTCATAGACGATAGATTTAATATCTTCGACGCTAGCTTTGGCTGTTTTTGAGTCCCTCGGCCTCCCAGACTGACGCATTGTACTCTTGCTCTTAGCTTTTGGAGGGGCAGTTTCGGCGGTTTTTTGATTGTCGATAGAGTATTTGGTATTTGGGTCGAGAAGAGGCGGAAGCACTGGCGCTGGTGAGAGCGGGTTGCACTCCCCTTTTCGGCGGCGTTTAACAAAATCTTCTTGTTCTGCGGCGAATTCTTCCGAAGATGGGTCTGGGAAAACACCTGTTCTGATAGCGTCAAGCCCTTGTTTTTCAGAAATCAATCCTAACTCCATCATTCGAGTAACCACGCGCCACATTTGAGTCGGGTCTTTTGCGTCTGTAACTTTGAAGGCTACTTTCGGCGGACTCTGCATCCCCAAATTTTTGGCAATACGATTAATCTCAGGCTGGAGGAAATCATTTAGGAAAGTATTCCGAGCTTCGCGCAATTTCTCAAGAAAGACTTGAACCTTGGTTTGCGTATTGCCGTATTTTTCTTCGCCGATGATAACGTTTTGCAAGCCTTCGGCAATGTCCTTGTTGAGAGTTTCATATTTGGCGGGGCCAAGAACTTTTTGCAAGTCAGGGATAATGAATTCGGCCTTTGTAGTCCAATCACTAACCAAAGTGCGGCCAACACTCTCATTTTTGAAGAGGTTCTGCATTGCCGTCAAGTTGGCGGGATTAATTCCACCCTCGTCTGGTTTTGCGCCCATTGTAATGAGAAGAATCATGTTTTCCGCCGTCCTTAGAACAGCTTGGTCCATTTTTTTCATCTCTAGTTTAGCATTAATATCGTCCAAGACACGATAGCCAAAGGGAATAGCAAACGGTTCGTAATCCTGGCGTTTATAGAAGCTAGAAACTAATTGGGCGGGGTCAAGCTTGATTCGGATGCCATTTGACTGCCAAGTTTTCTTTTGGACAGCCTCTTTTGCTTCTTTTGGGAGGCTTTCGGCGATTTTTTTGTCGTCTTCGGTTTGAGGGTTGGCCAGTCGCAGTAAATCATACTTGGATAAGATAAGCTCATATTGATCATTACCGAAAGTAGTAGAAGCTTTGGCCACAACATTGTAAGGATTCAGGAAAATATACTTGAGCGGCACATTGTTTTTGCCCTCAATAGAGTCTTCGGCTCCATATACTTGAATGAGTCGGCGGTAGTCCCTTTCGTCAAATGCGCCATCCACACGGTAGATAAACACATTACCTGACCGATAATATTCGCGAAAATATTGATCACAAACTTTCCAAATTTTAATGCGTTTCAGCCAAGCCTCAAAGAATTTTTTGGCCTTTTTAGTTCCCGCCTCAAAGTAGAGTTCCGTGTTGGCAAACTCACTCATTAAGTCAATAGCATTAGCAAAAATAGCCACATTGGCATATGCTTTTTGGCAAAGTTCAATAGCGTCACGAACATCAACGCAATCACTTGTTGGTGAGTAAACATAAGGAAGCATTCCCGCACGAATAGCGGCGAAACGGTCTGGAACGCCCACTAGAGCGGCGGAATTAATTCGTCGGCCAGTTGTGGCGTTTGAATCGGCGGAAGTTCGGCCAGCGATTGAGGCTTTTGCAATGTTGGCCAAAACCGTGGAAGACGAGGTATAAAACGGATTACCAGCACTTACAGGTTCCCAAGAGGCGGTTGCGACGTTTTGGGTTGGGGCGGGTTGTGGTTGAGAAAATTGCGACCAGTAGGGGCTTTTTTTCGTGTAAGTGCGGGCCATATAAGGGTAGTTACACGCGGGCATGGAAAGTTGGCAAAAGTAACTTTAAAGTTGACAATTTGACAATTTTTTAAACAAAAAACGGCGTAAAAGTAGATTGAATTGTTTCCACTGGCATTTTCTTCATATCAAAGAAAATCTTTTTGCCCCAATTGGCCAAAACCAATGCAGAATACAAGTCTTTTCGGGCGCGGTTTGATCCTCTCTGCTGCTTTAGATTCTTGGGCAAGTCAAATGTTTGATGACCAGTCGGAGTGGACGAAACCTCAATCATTGCACATTGCGTTTTTGTCAACGTAAGCAAATCTTTTAAATTTTCCACAAAATCCACAATAGAAAGACTTTCACCCTTTTCCTCCCTAATAAACTTTAAACCTTCAACTCTAGAAGGGTTTGCAATCTGTCTAGTAAAATCTGCATCTATGGCCCCACCAGCAAACATTACATCTTTTGTATCAAATGAGCGCTGCAAAAGTTCATTCGCTGAACGAATCCATGTGCCAGATGGTTTTCTCAAAAAGCAAATACGATTATCTGTCAAATTATATTGCTGGCGAATTTCCTTAATATTTTCGCCATACTCTTCTGGGTTTTCTACCTCTACGTCGATAGTTTTGATTTGAATTTTGGACGACTTGAAAAGTTCACTTTCATTGCATGACGCAATAAACTGAGCGCCGCCCATAAAGTCTGCAACGATAAACTCGATATTAAAATTCGTCAAAAGATAATGAAAATACGCGATATGATCCTTGGGTTGACCGCCAGCAATAGCGTATGGATGGACACAGATTCCATTTTCGTCCGCCTCGTTGATTTTCATAACATGCATGGCAAAATAGTCGGAAGCATCACTTTCAGACCATGAGGGGTCAATACTTAACAGATATTTATCTTCTTTATTTCCAAACAATTCTACCGATTGACCTTCTCCATCCGCAAATGTGCAAGCCATCATTTTTGAAATTTTAAAGAATCCAGATGAATCGCTCGAAAAAATTGAACGAAATTCACGGTCCATCTGAGCCTCCGACATTTCAGACTTGGCCTTCTCAAGAAGAGATGGGTCATACAATGCATCTGGCACCGCATCATATGACATGTGGAAAATGCTATAATGAGCGTTTTTACTCTTGCCAGAAAGGATAAGCTCCTCGTAGTTTTTGTACATCGTGTAAAGATGTTCAAACTGATACGATGCGGAAGACAAACCGATAATTTTATTACTTGGCCAGACTTTTCTATCAGCCTCTGTCATCTTGCCCTGAGAAATCAGAATATCTTCTGCGTCTTTGACCTTCTTTCTTTCCGTAGGATTCGTAACAACAGCAAGGAACGGAATTACAACCTCGTTGACAATTTTGGCTGGCATCAAGAGAAGCTCATCCATTACCATCACTTGGAAACGGAAACCACGAAGCTTTTCCCCCTGCCCTAGTGGCAAAGCGGTAATTTTACTTTGGCCGATTTCAATATTCCACTCGTCATTTTGCAATGATACTCTTGTAACACAGTCGTTGAAAAGTTTTGCTTTCGGCGACTTTTGAATGTCAAGGATTTTTTTCATTATCCCCTTGGACTGACGAAAGGATGCTGATAATACACCAATATGAACACCTTGGTTTAGCATCGCATGTAAAGCAAGAAAAATACCACACGAAAAAGTTTTCGATGACCCACGACCTAAAATACCCAAGAAATAATCGCTTTTCATCATGGTTTTCACCATCATTGTCTGGAATGGAAACAACTCAACCCCCATCAACATATCCACGGCGAATTGGGTATTCTCTTTAAAGAAATCATACAGCCAGAGTTTAGCGTCCTTCTCTTCCAAATATCCTTCCGCAAGAGAAAGCTTTTCTGTCAAATTATCTTTAGGCAAGTCTGCCTGCTGGCCTTTTATCCACGCCATTATCTATTCCCTCCTATAAAATATTGCATGTCCACATTCCAGAGTTTTTGTCCCAAGCACAATAGTTTGGGAATGATTAATTGACTATTTTCGCGGCTACCAGAGAAAACAAATTGACAACAATCTTTAAACTCATGTTGAAGCAGCCGCATGTTATGAGTAATAAAGGAGATGTTTGGCTTGTGGTAAGATTTCTTGGCTAGAGAACAAACGTCTTCCATTTGACACTCAATTACTACCCACAAGAAGCAGTTTTGGGTTTTCGCCCGATTAATTTCGCGCCGAAATCTCTCCAAATTATCGCCAACCAGAGTTCCACACCAGTCATCAAATGATTTGCGGTCAACAAATGTATTTGTATATTCGCTTCCAAGGGTTGAATAATCTCCAATATCCAGCTTTAGAGATTCGCAATTCGCGAATTGCAAACGCTTTTGCTCTCTTGTGTCAATGGCTATTTTGCGGCCAGAAAAATCATTAGACCATTCTTTTGGTAGCTTGCCTGAAAACATTGGCTGAACTTTGGCCAATTCACACGCCCTTGTGAACGATCCAAATAATCTTTTGTATTCTTTGATCGGCGGAAGGTCGGCAAAAAATAGCTCCACCTCATTTGGAGCAACGGTTAGTTTCTTGGATTTGATTCTTGACAAGAGCATAGACATGGCTACTTGACGACCAGACTCTTCATCTGCCAGCGAAAACCATTCCAGCATATTGTTTCGGGTTGCAAAATCCGTGGCAAAATACTCATCCTTGTTTTTAAACTGGAGAGCTTGGCGCGTTAGAAGGTCTTTTCGTGGAAAAAATTCGCAATAATAATCAGCCAAAGTCATTCCATGCACTTTAAAGTGCGCGTGGAGACTTCTTTCTGTTGGGAATTTTTTCCCGCATTTTTTACACTCAGATAACATCTTCTTTTCCTATTCCCATGATTCTACAACGAAACCCTTCCATTGATTCTAAGCGATTAGCCTCTTCCGTAATTGCGGCCCGTTGTAATTCGGCCAATCTAAGCATGTTTTTACGCTCTGTCTCTTCTTGGGCAAGTTGAACAATAGAAATAAACGATGTTTCGTCTTTGGATTGACTCTTTAATCTATCCGCTCGATCACCTTGTAGTTTTTTGATCGTATCTGCGACACGTTTTTGGTTCTGCTGGTATTCGGAGGTTTTGGCATTGAGCATCTCCGAAAACTTGACGGAAAATTCAGTCGGGTCTTCGCCCATTTCATCAAACACCGAGTTTAGCGTTAAAATATGAGCCGAAAGAATTTCCCCGTTCACAATATCCTTGCAAACACTCATATACAGGTTAAGCTCATCTGCCGTTAAATCTGGCTTGTCCCATGTCAAGCGCACAAACTCTTCGATAAACAAATCGCGGTCTTTCTGGTTTAAATACGAATCACAAATGCGCGAAAACCTCATCGACCCCATGTTGCACTTTAGTTTTTCGACATAGGCTTTGTATTTGCCAGAGATTTTTTCAGGGTCTAGGGAGATTCCAACCGATTGATTAATGTAAGCCACTACACGACTCAATTCCCTCGGCGCATAGTATTTTGTGGTAGAAAGCGGCGTTTGTTCGGGTCGATAATCTGGATTCACCTCTTGCACAAAGGCAAAAACCGCCCGCCATTCGCGGCTCAACTTTTTTGTTTCCGCGCCGAAAATTGCCTTGGCCATTTCCAAGGTTGTCTTGTCTTCGGCCATCCATAATTCTATCTGCTTTTTATTTTCTTCTGAGAGTTCTGGCGAATCTTCGCGTGTTGGATTATGTTTCGTCTTGTAGCGTTTGCCGTTTTCGGCCAAAAATAGTCGAACAGCTTTGCCTTCAATGTCGCGGCCATCCTTTTTGTCGTTGCCAGTAACGAGTTTAGTAAGGAGGTTAACGTCGGTTACTCCTTTGCCAAAGTTGTCCAGAATCAAGGATTTTTGATTCTCGCTTAAGATGTAGGGTTTTTTGGGCGGGGTTGCCATGTTTAGGGCCAATATTCTGCTATATCGCTCTCCGCGATAATCTTTTTAGCCTCTTTGGCGAGACTTTCACGGTATGCGCTTAGTAATTTTTTCTGGCTATATTTATTCTTGGGATTGCCGCGAATTCTTAGGGCGACTACAACATCTGCCTCTGGCACATTGTCGATAAACAGCATTTTAAACGCCTCAAACCTTTTGGCGGTCATGTGTTTTTCGAGTTCAACCAAGACGCGCCGCATAGTTTCTTGGAAATTGATTGTGTCGTCAATTTTGTTGTTAACTTCTTGGGCGTGATGCTCAAGTTCGAGCGGCATTTTGGCGTGATACCCGTATTTTTTAGTCTTTTCCCACTTTTCGTAGATGGGGCATTCGCTGCATTGGTTGTTGCTTTCGGTAACAGAACAACCGTCTTCTCCAACGGCAAATTTACACTGCACGCACGGGCGGGCGTGATTCGTGTAAAGGTTGCGAAACATGTTGTAGATTTGATTGCTCGCAATGCGCTGAATCCACGGCGCAAGTTTGCGCGTTTGATCCCAAAGGTGCCACTTTTTAGAAATGTGAAGGCGAAGATTTTGCGCAACATCGTCCCAATCCAGCCAACGATGAATATCAAGCGTCCACTTTCGGCGGCGCTTTTTTAGTTCTTTTTCGATTTGTTCGGCGCAATCTTCGTAGGTTAGCATTAAATGTGGCGGGGTTTAACTTTCTTTGGCTTGACGAAAACCGTTCCGCCGTTTGCGGTAAAGGAGAATGAGGTTAAGGTGTTGACGTATTTTTCATCGTCATCATCGCCAGAAATTGTTACTTGGAGTTCTTCAATATCTGGCAATTCAGTCACATTAGTTTCTTCCGCCTCGCTTTTATCACTCCAGTCAAGCTTAGACAGGGAGGCTAGTTTCTTGTCAAGGGTAGAAGTTAACGTATTTAAACTTTGGCCGCAATTGGTGCAAAACTTGGCTGTGGCGGAGGGAGCTTTGGTTCCGCAGTTGGGACAATACTTTGGTGTCATATTTAATAGTAACACCAGCCGTTACACTATTTATAGTTAATTTCAGACCTTAATCACTTGGCCAATGTAACTAACTGTTTCGCCTTTTTCGTTTTGGATGGCGTTTGCGGCGATTTTTAGTTTGATTGGCTTGTTTTCTACGTCATAGAAGGTTACAAAGTCTTCAAATTCGCAACCATCGGCAAAAGCCTCGGACCAAACTTGATGGTAACGCTTTAGCTCATCCGTGTGAATAAACTTTTTCCAGCCCAAGCCTAAAAGCTCATTTGTGCCGCAACCCAAGAATCGGGCGTAGGTTCTGTTTACCCAAGAGTTTCGGCCATTTACATCACAATAGAAAATTCCATCGTTAGCATCGTTTAAAAGGGCCGCTTGGCGAGCGTCTGAGGCGATTTGGCGGTTTTCAATTCTTTTAATAGCGTCAACGGGACTGGAGCCTCCATTAGGAGAGAGTTTTTCTTTTACAAAAAGGGTTAAGTCTTTGATGGACTTTTCTATTGAATCAAAGCGCTGTTCGCTTTTCGCTTGACACGCCTCTAGTTTCCGTGCCAATTTAATCCACCGCCAAAAACATTGAAAAGGCTTGGCTGCAAGAAGAAAAAGCTGCCAAATAAACCCTAAAACTTCCCTATACTTGGCCAAAAAAACAAACCCTGCGGCAAGAGTTCCAATAATTTGGGCAATGTGTGAGGCAACAACCTGTTCGTCCATATAGA